GCGCTGCTGATTCAGCAGCGCCTTTTGTTTGACCAAATGGCAAAGATGAACCTGCTCGCGTACGCAAAGGGCGGTTATCTCGACCATATCGGCGCGCTTGTCGGGACGGAGCGAATACCCGCCACTCCCGCGACGACAACAATGAAACTCACGCTATCGGTAGTCCGTGATCAGGCGGTTATCATCCCCAAAGGAGCACGAATCACAGCAGGGGACAACGTTTATTTCGCACTCAACGAGAACGCTGTCATTTCGGCGGGAGAGTTATCCGCAATGGCGACGGCAACTTGCACCGAAAACGGAGAGCGAGGGAATGGATATCTGCCGGGTGAGATCAGCAGGATCGTTGATCCTGCGCCGTTTTGGGCGGCAGCGTCGAATACGACGAAGAGTGAGGGAGGGGCGGACATAGAGGGCGATGATCACTATCGCGAACGGATCCACGAAGCACCGGAAAAGTTTTCGACAGCGGGGCCGACGCTCGCCTATGAGTACCACGCGAAAGAGGCATCTGCCCTTATTGTGGACGCGTTCGCGGATACCCCTGCACCGGGAGAAGTCAATATCTATACGCTTCTCAAGGGTGGAGTTCTTCCAGGCGATGAAATCCTTACGCTTGTACGCGAACAGTTGAATGATCGACGGATTCGTCCGCTTACGGATAAAGTGAGTATAAAAACGCCAGAAAGCATAAAGTATGATGTGGATGCCGTCTACTACATTGATCACAACAACGCAACTGAGGCGGCGGCAATACAGGCGCGCGCAGAGAGTGCTGTCCAGGAATTTATCTTGTGGCAGAAAGAACGGCTCGGAAGGGACATCAACCCGACCGAGCTTTATTATCGCTTGCGATATGCGGGGGTAAAACGTGCAGAAATCAGGTTGCCAGTATTTACGGCGACCAACAGAAAGCAGGTCGCTATTGCCGATCATGTCAACGTGAGATTTGGAGGGGTAGAGGATGAGTAAAGACCTAAAAATCGTATCACTGCTCGATATCCTGCCGTCGAATCTTCTTGCAGATAAGCAAATAAACGCGGCAGCGCAGGCACTCGATGAAGAACTGCAAAAAGTCACGGCTACAATAAAGGAGGCACTGATTCTGCCGCGTATTGATGAGCTATCTGAGGCGGTCATTGATCTCCTCGCGTGGCAACTACACGTCGATTTCTACGAGGAATTGACGACCATTGCAGAAAAGCGAAATGCAGTCAAACAGTCGATTGCAATGCATCGAATCAAGGGGACGCGGATGGCGGTAGAACTCGCGCTGCATATGGTCTATGAGAGCGGCGAAGTGAGTGAGTGGTTTGAATATGGCGGGCGGCCGTACTACTTCCGTGTGCGATTCATCCGACCCGAAACCATCCGCACGGAGGATGTCGATCGCGTAATCCGCATCATTCATACTGTCAAGAACACGCGAAGTTGGCTTGAGAGCATTGGATTTTCACGCCCCGTGCGCATTGAGATGTATCACGGAGCAGCCGTATCAACAAACAGGACGTATCGGATCATGACGCCCCGCCCGAGGAATGCCATCATTCACAGTGGAACATATCAAGGTGTAGGAATATCGGTCTATAAGGAGGTCGTAATACGTGAGTAACTGGTCGACGTATCAATTTACACGAAAGGGTGAACAGCTCCGCGCAAAGGTAGAGTCGGGAAAGTGTAAGCTCACCCTGACAAAAATCAAAATCGGCAACGGAAACGTTGCGATCGGCGAGGTCAAGGATATGAATGATCTCAAAAGTCCGCAGCTCGTCCTCGGGATTAGCTCGTGCGACGTGAGCGCGGAGGACGATCGCATCTGCGAAGTCGTCGGCATCGCATCATCTTCCAACGTCGAAAGCGCCTTTTCCGTCACAGAAATGGGGCTGTATGCGAACGATCCAGACGTTGGAGAAATCCTGTATCTGGTGGGAATTGACACAGCCCCTGACGATATGCCGAACAAAAACGCGCAATCGATCGTGACGCTGACCTATCAGTTTGAGCTTGTGACAAGCAACATGGCAAATGTAGTCGCTGTAATATCACCCGCGGGGCTTGTCACAGTGAAGATGATGAATGACCACCGTACCGCCTCCGAGCTCGACCACCCCGATGGAAGCGTTACAACGGCAAAAATCCATAATGAGGCGGTAACGGGGGAGAAAATCGCTAAACGAAGCGTCACAGGTGACCACATCGCAAACGGTGCAATCGCAAAAGAGCATCTCAGCGCGTCGATTGTGACGCTTATCAGTGATTCGGGCATCGCAATCCTCCAGCGCAGCCGTGCCTATCAGGTCGGCGACATCGCGTACAGCAAGCACCTGCCATCGTGGGCGCGTTTGGAGTGCGTCAAGGCGGGTACGACAGGCACAACATTGCCGGATAAAATCAAACAGACGCTCGAAAACGGGGGGGTACTGATCACTGACGGTACGGTCGTGTGGATAATCGACGATCTGAGAGACGGCACGCCGGTCGGAGCGGTGCGCGGAAGCCTGTACCTGCCTGCGGGATACGTCAAAGCCAATGGCGCGACCGTACAGCGTGCGGACTATCCGCGCCTTGTAGCACTGGCAGACAAGCATAACCTCTGGACGGATGACACAGCCGCAAATGCTGGATTGTTCGGGCGAGGGGATGGGAGCACGACGATGGTGCTTCCAAACTGGATGGAAGTAGAGGGGTACGCAAATGATGATATTGGTCGGTATATATTGCCGGGAGCTCCTGAAATAACAGGAGGGTACAGCAGGAGTGGTGACCATCTCAATTACGGGGCGCCATATTCTCCATACGGGTCGATTTCTGCGGACTCAAACCATGTCGATTTTAAGGCATCTCGTTCCAACCCTATCTACGGACGTAGCGACACCGTCCAATCCGCCGCGATAAAACTCATCCCAATAATCAGATACTAGGGCACGCTCTACGGCGTGCTTTTTGAGTGCGCGAAAGGAGCGTAATACATGACAAAAGCAGGACAACTCATCACGGACGGCGACGCCGTCTGGATAATCGACGACGTGAGAGACGGCGCACGCGTAGGAGACATCATCCTGCGCCCGACTCTCAGGGACGGCTACATCAAGGCGAACGGCGCGACGGTAAAGGCGAGCGAGTATCCGCGTCTCCTTACGTGGGTGCAGGAGGCGGGCATGACCGTCACAGCGGAGCAGTACAAGACAGACTGCTCCAAGTACGTCTATGACGCCGCACAGGACAAACTGACCCTGCCTAACATGATAGGGCGCGTCTTGCAGGGCGGGGAGGCGGTCAAGTCCGTAGAGGCGGGGTTGCCGAATATTACGGGAGGTATTAACAATACGTTCCGCACTATTAGTGGTGGTGGTGGATATGGCGCGATGGTTGGCAGCGTAGATGCGGGCGGCCAAGGTTTTGGAGCTGGGGGAGCAGTCCCGTCAACTATCGTGCGTTTTGACGCGAGCAAATCCAATCCGATCTACGGTGCGGCTGATACCGTACAACCGCCAGCAATCGCACTGATTGCTCAAATCAAATATTAGAGGAGGATACACATGACAAAAACAGTCTACGCATACGCCGCCGATGGCAAGTACATCGGTGAGCGCACGCTTGACGACACCGACCGCAGCCCGATCAGCGGTGCGTGGCAAATCCCCGGCAACATGACGGAGACACAGCCGCCTGCCGTAAAGGAGGGCTATGGCTCCTATTACAAGGGCGGCAAGTGGGAGCAGGTCGAGCAACCAAAACCGGCCCCGATGCCTACACCGCCCGAGGACAACGGGATGCAGGAGCCATACATAGACCCCGATCGACTTGCTGCATTCGAGGCAATGGCGGCACAGGAAGAACGTCTCGACGCACAGGCAGAGCGCATCGCGGCCCTCGAAGCTGCACTGAAAGGGGGTGGAAAGAAATGAAGAAGTGGCCTTACATGATTCCGGTCTACGCCTATCTCGTGCGCACGGGAAAGTGGGCAATCTCTGAGGAGGACAAACAGGAGGGGCAGAAGGTTGTCCCTGAGATCTATCAGGCAGATGTGGCAGCATATCTCGCAGAGCATGTCGCAGGGTAAGGATAAGCCGTCATGAGGGCATGGCGGCTTTGATTGAAAGGAGTAAGGGGCGTGGATATTATGATGCAGGTATTGCAGCGCTTGCAGGAAGATTGGGCGATCAAGCTTGCCATATCCTGCATCGTATCAATCACCGTGCAGGAGCACGCGCAAATATTTGTCGCTTTCGCATGGTTGGTAGCGGCTGACCTTATCACAAAATGGCTGTCATTGTCACGCCAATGTCTTATCGACCACGGTGCGGAATCCCCGACGTTTTGGCAAGCGCTCTGGGGTATCCGGACGGCTCGGAGACTTGGATATATCCGCAGCGAGGAGATGCGCAACCGTTTTGCGCATAAGATATTGACCTACATCGGCGTAGTTACGTCCTCCCTTGTGTTGGATTTTCTGCTGATGAGTGCGCATCTGCCGGCGTTCGCTGCGAATCTCACAATCGGGTATCTCGCGACGACAGAATTTATTTCGATCCTCGAAAACATGCAGCGTTCGGGGGTCGAGGAGGCCGATGGCCTTGTCACACTTGTTAAGAGACGTGGCGGGCTTGGCAAAACGAAGAAAGGAGAATAGCTGTATGCTGAAGCAGGAGCGACTGCCTCCGGTTGATTGGATGGTCGGGACAGGGCTTGTGGTCGTGGCAATCCTGTCCGTTTTTTACGGATCCCCCGAACTATCCAGCAACGTCACGTCGGGGCTGATCGGATTTCTTGGGAGGTCTGTTATTAGCAAGAAGGGGACAAAATGAAGAATCAAGGAGGAGCAATGTATGACAAGAAAAAACATATGCTCATTGGCGTGTTTGTGCTTGCTGTTCTTGGTATCGTCGGGCTATGGTATCTGCTCGGCGACCGAGAACCCGCAGGAGGCGAGCGTATCAATGTCGAACGAGGACTTGACGCGACTGAAAGAGAACAATGCGATGCAGGTGCAAGCATTGAACGCATCCGCGCGGGACTTGGAGATAGCGCACGTAGCCTTGAACGAATCGAACAAGGCACTGAACGAAGCGCGGCAGGAGCTGACCGCATCCGAGGAGCGAATGAGAACGCTGAAGGAGCAATCGGAGAAGCTGCAAGAACTGCTGAGAGCATCGAAAGAAGCACTGACAATCTCACAGAGAGAAACCTTACAGCTATCGAGCAAATTGAGCGCGCAGAGGAGCGAAATCGCACAGCTGAAACAGCGCTTGATGGGACTGGGGAGCGAATCCGAGAATGCCGCGAGCGCATTGCAGAGAGCAAACGAATCCTTGCAAAGTACGCGCCTTGAATTTCAGAAAAATGAACAGGAGCATGCACGTCGGGAGAAGCAACTAAAAAATAAGATTACCACATGGCAGATTATTGCCGTTATTTTGGGCGGGGTTGCTCTCGGCAAATAGACTCGTCACCCGATGGAAAACATGAAAGGAGAAAAGCGCAGTGGAAAGAGTCAATATTAAGGAAACGAATCTAAGATTTGGGGAACTGTCGAAGCGACCGGAAACAGATATGATTGTCATCCATCACACCGGACAGGCGGACATCGATGCCTCGGCGGAACAGATTCACGAGTGGCATCAGAATCAAGGATGGTCGGGAATCGGATACCACTTCGTAATCCGAAAAGACGGGACAGTCGAGCGCGGCCGTCCCGTCTGGGCAATCGGAGCACACGCGCAGGGGGATAACGCGCACACCATCGGCATCCACTTGTCCGGTGACTTTTCATGCGCGCAGCCGACAGTGGCGCAGATCGAGCGGACGGCGATGCTCATCGCGAATCTCTGCGAGGACTACGACATACCGACCGATCGGGAGCACATCGTCGGACATGGGGAACTGATGGCAACTGAATGTCCAGGAGTAAACTTGCAAGCACTCCTTGACGATGGAACGATCACAGGGAAAGCCAATTACTACCGCTACGGAGCGCCGTCAGAAAATCCACCATCGAACGGCGATCAGTATGAGGAGGAAGTCACACGGATACGTCAGGAGTTGGATCAGGACGACATAAAGAAAATCTCAGTACTTGCGCGTAAGTACGAGAGCAGTGGAGATCCTGCGTGCGTGTCATCTGGAAGTGGAGACCTCGGCGGCGTGAGCTACGGACTCTATCAGTTCTCAAGTGCGCAGGGCAGTGTGAAGGAGTTCCTTGCATGGCTCTGCGACTATCCCGTTGACGAACTCGCGAATTACGGGCGCGTCCTGTCCGAACTTGAGATCAATAGTGAGGAATTTAAGCGCCAGTGGAAGGAGATCGGCACAATCGACTCCGGCAACTTTGGCATGCTCCAAGACGCATACATCAAGGATCATTACTACGGCCGCGCGTCCGATCTGCTCTGTAAGGAGAATTATTGCGCCGACAAGCACACAACCGCCATGCGTGCCGTCATCCTCTCACGGGCGGTGCAGAACGGCCCGCGCGGATGCGTTGAACTTATGCAGACGGCATGCGAGAAGCTCGGGCATCCGAACCTTTCCTATGTGGATGACGCATATTTTGATCATGACCTAATTGCGGCAATCTATGACTTCCTCATCGCCGAATGTGATTCCGTGCGGCTTCACGGCGGCGTATGGAGGAGTGCAAACGGCTTCTGCAATGGGAGTGGTACTGTTATCGGCGGACTGCGCAATCGCTTTGTCAGAGAAAAAGCGGAAGCACTCGCCATATTGACGATTGGAGGAACAAAATGA